TAATTGAAAAATCAAACTTAGTGCGAAAATAATCAAATAAATTTACTACTGCTGAAATATGTTCTGCATCTAAACTTCCCCATCCTTCGTCGATTGCAATAAAATTAGGGCGAGGTAATGCTGATACATTAATTAGTGCAATTCTAATTGCTAATGAAGAAATAAATCTTTCCATTCCGGATGTTAATTCTAATGGCCAAAAATTATCTTCATCATAAATAATATATCCATTGATATTTTTACCATCTGTTTGAAGAACCATATTAAAATCTACAACTTGATTTAAAACATTGTTTATTTCAGTTTCAATTTTAGGAATAGCTTTTGAGATAATATCATATGGTACACCATCTCTACTAACAGATTTTAAATAATATTCATATGCTTTATATTCAATCTCTAATTGCTTGTAAATGTCTAATTGAGTAATTGCTAATGATTTTTTTGTTTTAGCAACCTCAATTGCACCATGCATTGATTTAATTAAATTGTTTGCTTTTTTAATATCAGTATTACATGTTTCAATTAAACTTTTCAATTCTGTTATTTCAACATCAACTGCCGCATTATGTATAATTGCAGATTCATTTAATTTAAATAAACCTTGTCGTTCTAATGTTGATTCTAATTCAGATTCATTAGTTTGCAATTCATTTTCTAAAATTTGCAATTGTAATTCTGCAGTTTTAATTTCAGAATTCTTAGTTGTATGTTGCAATTTATATGATTGTAATTCATTATATTGTGTTAACGAATTAGTTAAATGATTTGTATATTCAGTTAATGTATCAATTTCTTGTTGATATGATTTTAATAACTGATAATCTGTTTCAATTGTATTTTGAGCTTCGATTGCGTTTTGTACAAATATGTTAGATGTACAGTATTCACATTCCTTATCATATTGATGGTCGGTAAGGTGATTAATTTTTTCTTGTTTTGCATTGATAATTTCCTGTTGTTGGTTAACAGTTAATTGTATGTCAGCAATTTCCGATTCATATACACTTAATTTGTCTACCGATGTTTTTAATTCTGTTTCATTATATTTACGAATATTTTTTTTGAGTACTAAATAATCTGATGTTAATTTATCTAATTTTGTTTCAGACAGTTCAATATCATTTTGTAATTTAGTGATTTTATTTGTTAATTCAGTTTCGGTATTTTCTAATTCGGTAATTGATGGTCCTGCATATGAAGTTGGTTGTTTTGATTCAATTAATTCTACAATTTCATTTTGTGCCGTATTTCGGTTTTCTTGTAATACATCTTCATCAGTTTCAAAATTAATTATTGATTCTTGATTATCAATAATAATATTATTTGATTCTGTAATAATAATATCAAAATCGGTCTTCTTATATTCCTTAATCTTGCCGGCTGTTTCTTTGCTATCATCAATAGCTAATGCAGATAACTGTTCGAATACAGCAATATCCAAAAATTGAGATAATAAATCTTTTCGCTCCCTTTGTGACTTTTCAATAAAATTATTATTATCTGCTTGTAATGAAAATGCAGTTAATATAAAATCATCATATGTACCTAAATATTTACGAATATTTTTATTTGTATCACTTCTTTCATCACCATTTAAATTTTCCGATTCAGTATAAAATTCAACATTAACTTTAACGTGGCCATCTTTTCTTTTAATACCTTCACGGATGATTGTATAAATAATTCCATTCATTTCAAAAGAAAATTCTCCTTTAAAATGTGATTTTTTATTATTTAATACTTCGTGTGCTTTACCTGTTTTACTACATTTATCAAAAATAGTATATGTAATTGCATCTAACAATGATGATTTACCAGAAGTGTTTGCGGCAAATAAACCATTTACCCCATTTATATTTTCAAAGTTAATAATGTTATTTTCGCCATATGAAAACATGTTATCAAATTTAAATGATACCGGATGCCATGTTACGTGACGAACTGAATCTAATACTGGCAACTTAGAATTAATTGTACGATTAATATGTCTAATTGCATCCAATTCCTCAGCAGTTGCCATTGGAAAAGTTAATCCGATATAATCAGTTATTAATGTGTTCTGATATTCAACATCTCTTACATTTCCAATATTGATACTAGAATTAGTATTTGATGTAACAGAATCAGATTTACGTTGTATTGAAATATCTTGCACTTGATACTTACTACGAATCATCGTAATAATTTTTTTCATATCAGCTGCAGTAGTACCATTAAATATTATTCGTACACGTGGTTTTGCCGGTACTTGAGTTGGTGATTTAACTAATGTAGTATCATTAACTTCAAATGTAACATAACCATAGTCATTAACAATTTCTACAAACTCGGCTGAGCTTGTTTCAATATCCCAAACTAATATTCCGTGATTTAATGCTTCACCGTAATTTTGTTGAATTAAACTTCCCGGATATGCAATAGTTTTTTCATCATTTAAATATTGAGCCGGTTTATGAATATCTCCTAACAATGTAATATTGTGACCAGCAAACATTGCAGTAGTTACATTTTCATTTGATATAGTATAACCAATATCTGTTTTAGCAGAATTAACAGCGCCGTGGTGCATTGCAATTTTATATGTAGCATCAAATTGATCAGCCATTATATAATTAGATGGTGCCACGTCAACTGCCATATGATTAAATACAACACCGCCATATTCAAACAATCCATTCTCTTTTATGAAAGTAATATTAGGTTTATTGATAACATCTAATATTGGAGAAATTGCATCTATTCGGTGCATATTGTTTAGATTCATGTCATGGTTACCTAAAATAACAATCGTAGGTATATTAAATCCACTGAAGAAATAAACTAGTAATTGTACCAATTCGGGTGACATATCTAGTTTTGCGTGAACGATATCACCTGTTATAACAACAGCATCATTCTCAGTAGCATTGTCATTAATATATGAAAATAAACGATCGAACACTTCTTTATATTCTGTATGACGTTTAAGTGTTCTGATATGAATATCTGAAACATGAAATAATTTATTCAGTTTATTGATACCTGTTTCTATTTTTTTTATTTCCATAATAATGACATTCTTAATTCCATTAACCGGTTAAAAGTTAATTCTGGAGTTTGTTCTATAATTTTATTGATTGTTAAAAATCCTAATTCAGATGCGTCTGCTTCTTGTATTTCAATTAAATGCACATTTAAACCTTCAGCCATAAATTTCTCAGCTATAGTTAATGCATTTTTAATTGCATCCAAATCTAGACATATATAAATGTCTCTTACTCGTTTTTCAATAATTTTCTTTTGGAGTGCTGGCTGAATGATTTTTCCAAATAATGGAATTGCATTTCTTTTTACGGCAATTGCATCAAACGCACCTTCACATAAAACAATTGGTTCTGACCAATTAATCATCATATCAAATCCAATAATATCTTTTGAAATATTTGGATTTTTATGTTTTTGTGTATCACTTTTATAATATGCTCTAGATACAAAATAATTTAATTGACCATCTTCATCATAACTAGGAATAAGTATTTTACCACTATATTGGCCAGATTCACAATAGCCAATTCTATATTTTAAGATATCGAATATAGTAACACCTCTATTTTTTAAATAATGAATTGCATTTCTATAATCCGGAGATACTTTAGAAATCCATAATGGTTTATATTCATCTGGCAATTGTAATGCAATTACTTTTTCTGTAATAGGAGTATTAGTTCTATATTTTGCTACATCAATTATTCTAGATAACTGATCAAACTTATCTTTTGATAGATTTAATTGTTTAAATAATGATACTATAGATCTGCCTTTTTTATCAGATATCCAACAGTGCCATGGATTTTCTCCATTGCTAGTTGTGTTAATATCAATTTCTAATTTAGGTTTATAGTGAGATACGAATGGAGAAAAGAATGCAATATTATTACCAGATGTAGATTTACCTTTACCTAATATAGATTCAAGTAACTGTAATAAATTTATATTCTTCATATTATATTATATGATAATTTAATTAATATACCAAATATATATTATATTATTAATAATTAATATTAGTTAAGCACATACATTTCATTCCTGGCTTAACGATCAATTCAATAAATGAATTAATCTATTAATATAATAAATTACATCAACATTAATGTTATAGTAAATAAATTTCACAAATCCAACCTTTTCATTAACTTTGTTTAAAAAAAGATGAAACGTCGGTTGGATTCTCGCCTTTCTTAACACATTCCAATAACCATTCATCAGGAATTGATTTTTTAGCAATATGAGTAATTCCTAGTTTTATAGCATAATCTTCATACGTAGTTTTGCTAGTTTTAGATATTTTTTGTGTAGGATTTTGAAATACTAATCTAATATCTATGCCAGGATTAGATGCTAATACATGTTTCATTTTTTGTCTATCAATCGCAGTCCATCGGCCTTTAGTTTCAATTAACATCAATTTGCCGGTCTTTTTTGTAAATACAAAATCAGGAGTATATTTTGCTTTTCGTTCAGGAACTATGTAATGTACAGTTTCAGTTTCATACTTTAACTCATACTCTGATTCTATAATAGAATTTGAAACTGTTAATTCCAAGCCCGACTTGTAACCATATTTATATGCTTCAGCTCTAACACCGGTAGTTTTACCAGAATGCCAATGATTTTTTGCCATAACTTTTATTTTTTAAGTTTAATGTCATTAATATTTATCCAATAGTCAAAAAATTTCTTGTCATCATTCGAATCGTACGTATATATATGTACATGCACAAATTTAGAAGATTTATCATGACCTAGATATTTTATATTATATTTAGAAGTTAAAGTCCATCGTTCAATCGGTATGCCGGTTGCTTTAGTATATTCTGGAATAAATTTTCCGTTTTCATAAACATATAACCGTACATCA